TGGAATGCGTTTGTCGTCAAAGATTGGAACGGGCTTGGCACTAATATCATCCAAGGCATTATCAACGGTATCGGCTCCATGGCGGGGGCATTGTGGGAGGCGGCAACCAACGTTGCAAAGTCGGCCCTCAATGCCATCAAGAGCTTTTTCGGCATTGCGTCGCCGTCCAAACTCATGCAATTTGAAATTGGTCCCTACATTCCGCAAGGTCTGGCACTTGGCATCGAAAAAAATGCCGGGTATGTCACCGATGCCATGGACGACCTGGGGCTACAATCCACAAGCCGCCTCCGCTCGACCATCGCGGCCGGTACACCGTCCGTCAATTCCGTCGGCAGCCAGGCCGACCATGCCGTGCTCGACGCCATCAACGCAGCCGCCCGCACCATCGTGCAAGCGGTGCAGGAAAACGGCGGTGAGATTGTCATTGGTGACGACGTGATCTATCGCAGCTTCAACCGCGCGCGGCAGTCGCAATCCATCATGCTGGGGGGTGCCTACTGATGCTCAAACGCACATCTCTCTTGCAAATCGACAGCCATTCCCTACCGGTTCCCACCGGCTCCCCCACCATCAAGTTTTCGGACGTTGAGAGCAGTGACAGCGGCGCCGACGAGATGGGCGTCTACCATCGTGAGGTGCTGCGCTATGGCGTGCTGACCGCCTCGCTGGAATATTCCTACCTCGATAACGCCGACTGTTCCTACCTACTCGGACTGCTGCAAAATAAGACCACATTCCAGTTTACCTGCCCTGTGGCCAGCGATGCTGCAGACGTGACCCAGACCATCACCCGCACCTGCTACTGCTCCAACTACGGGGCGGCCCTGCAGCGGCTGAAAGCGGGCGTCTGGCGGGATATGACACTGGAAATCAAAGAATGTTAAGGGGGTGTCTGAATGGTTAAAAACATCCTGGTGCTGGATGACGGCACTGAGATTGCCGCCGGTACCGTTGGTCAGAATGCCATTCTTTCCCTGACCTGCACCGAAACCGTATCCAAAACCACCGACCTGTGTCCCGGCGCAGCCTGCTCCAATAAGCTGGAAATCACAATCTGGGTGGAGCCGGGAACCGATCTGCCGATCACATCCGGGACCCGGCTGACCCACTACCGGGAGACATCCGGCCATCGAACCCTGGCGGGCACCTACTGGGCAGTTAAACCTACCAGCCAGACCCGCAACACTTATAAAGTATACGCTTATGACGCTGTATCCCTGCTTGATGGCGTACAGTCTACCTGGCTGCGATCCATCCAGGATCAGTTCCCGATGACATTGTGGAAATTCGCCGGGCTGGTAGCACAGCGGTGCGGCGTAACCATTGTCAACAGCTCCCTGCCCCGCAATGGAACCTATTTGGTGCAGGCCTTTTATGCCGATAATCTGACCGGCCGCCAGCTGCTTGCCTGGGTGGCCGAAGCGTCCTGTACCTTTTTGCGGGCCACATCGGACGGGAAAATCGAATTTGCCTGGTACACAGATTACACATCGCAGAGCATCGGGCCAACCGTATACATAAGGGACGGCCTGTCGCATGACAAGTTTCAGACCGCTCCAGTCGTCAAAGTACAGATCCGGCAGAGCGATGACGACGTAGGTGTGCTGTATCCGTCCGATGAGAGCGGATCAAACGCCTTGATTATTCAGGGCAACCTGCTGCTGACATCCGCCACTGCGGAGGCGCTGAAGCCGGTCGCGCAGGCAATATTCGAAACGATGCAGGGCGTGACCTACACACCACTCAAAGTAACTGTCCCGGCGGATTTTCCCCTGCCCGCGCCTGGAAACATTGTATCTGTCACTGATGCCCGCGGAAACGTGCTGAGTTCCTATATCATGAACCGGACAATATCCGGTCAGCAGGTCACGCTGGAATCCACCGGCAACGCCACACGGGACGGAACCGCAGCCGTAAATGAGCAGAGCTACAAGAACCTGACCGGCAAAATGCTGGAGATCAAGACCAGCGTGGACGGCCTGGAAGTAAAGGCCAGCGACCTGACCGGAAAGTATACCGACCTGAAAGCAACGGTGGACGGGCTTTCCTCTGAGGTGAAAAAAGACACCAAAATCACCGGCGGCGGCAACCTGATCCTGGGCAGTGAGAGCTTCAAGAACGCCCTCTCTGGCGGCCCTGGCAGCAGCGTTGTGTATGGCGATGATGGCAGCGCAACAATAACCAATGCGAACACCAACGGGTATTTTATGTTCAACACCGCGGGCGCTCGCATTATAAAAGGCGTCACATTATGCCTGTCCGTTATGTACAAACTCATTTCCGGCACCGATGCGCTGCGGCTGGGCATTACGTTTACGGGCGATAATGGCAAATATTACATTGCCTACATAAAAACCGCTGACCAGCTCGAAATTAAGCAGACAGACGGCTGGGTGCTGCGGTATGGTACATGGACCCCCGGCCAAAACGGTGTTTTGAAAAAAGCCGATTTCGACAGCAATGGCAACTGCACCAATAAGTTTGAGCTGCTTCACCCCATGCTGCAATACGGCAACGCGCCGACCGCGTGGAACGCCAGCTCCGGTGACTATCTGACCCAGGAAAGCGCAAAAAGCCTGTTTTCCCAGACCGCTGACGAGATCAAAACCGAAGTCACCAAGTCAGTGACTGAAACGGTAACGGCCAACGTGAAGGATACCGCCACCAGCGCTGCCAATGATGCCGTTGACAGCAAGCTGAAGGACTACGCCACCACAGCAACGGTGAACAGCCTGAAAGAAGATGTCTCCAGCATCCGCCAAAAGGCGGACAGCATCAGCACCAAAGTCAGCAGCCTGGAAGAAACCACCACGACCATTTCGGACGACCTGAACAGTACCAAGCAGGAGTTCAAGACGGTCAAAGAATCAGTATCCGCGATTGACCAGAAAGCCGACAGCATTACCCAGACGGTAACGCAGCGGATCACCGGCGGCAACAATATTATCACGGGCACCGACGACTGGAACAATGCGACCCTGGATGCAGGCGGCAATAACCTGAACAAAAAAGGAACATACACGATCAGCGGTGAATCTGTCCGAGTGACCAACAAGGCGCAGAACACCCGCTTCCACTTTGGTGCGGACAAAACACTGGTGATTGCCAAGGGCATGACCTATTGCGCATCCGTGCTGTACAAGCTCAACTCCGGCACGGACAGCCTGTTTTTGCAGTTCGAGACCAAGAGCAGCAGCGGTGCAAAAAGTTATTACGGCAGTGCATTCAAAAACGCGAAGCAGGACATTGCGCTGGATAATGGCTGGAAGCTGCGCTGGGCGGCGTTCACGGCGACCGCGGACGGCTATGCAGACGGCCTGTTTGTGAGTACCGCGAACGATAACGCCACCGTTACCAACGATCTGACCATCATGCACCCCATGGTGCAGATGGGCAACGCCCCCACTGCCTGGACGGCCAGCACCGGCGACTATTTAACCACCGCCGAAACCAAAACCGAGATCAAGCAGACAGTGGGCGAAATTAAGCTGACGGCCAGCACAAGCGGAACCAGCAGCACCATCAAGCTGACGGCAGGCGGAACAGAGATCACCAGCGCACAGATCAACCTATCCGGCGTGGTGACATTTTCAGATTTGAGCACCTGGAACCAGGACAAGACAATCATCAACGGCGGCAACATTACCACCGGACAACTACACAACCTGAACTACACCACCGTGTACGACCTGGACAATGCGTGGATACGTATGGGCACCGAGGCCGGTGAGCGCGTATTTTTGGACAACCGGCACATCGCATGGTATGCCACCATCAACACCGGCAGCATCGGCCTGACCGGCGTGCTGTACTCTGAGGCGGGTAGTTCCTACATTGGGGCATGCAGCAAGTACGCCAAGTACGGCTGGGTCAACGGACTCGACCCCACATCTTACGTTGGGATGCAGATCACCTACAACCGCAGCGATGACAGCGACGCCGATTTTAACACGACCCGCGTTGGCGTGAGCGGCAAGCTGAATGTACACAATCTGGACGTTTGGGGCGAGAAATCCCGTGTGGTGCCTACCAGCTTCGGCACGCTGAAAATGGCCGCGTTTGAAACGCCGCTGCCAACCTTTGCGGACTGGGGCAAGGGCCAGTGCGGCCCCGAAGGCTGGTGCCTGATTGCCCTTGACCCGCGCTATGCGGAGACCATCGCCCAGTACGGGCAGCCCGCCTGGCTGCTGACTGACCTTGACGGCACCGGCCACCTGTGGGCCGAAAACTGCGGCCAGTATGCCATTGTACACGGCGCACCAGGTCAGCAGTTTGTGTGGCTCTGCATGGCCGCCCAGCGCGGCTATGAAGGCAGCTACGCCGACCGCAGCGACAGCAGCTATCCTGCCGGTGATCCGGCAGGCATTGAGCTGGCCGCCAGCACCGCAGCTCGTGCGCTGGATACCGGGGCCAGTGCTGCAGATGATCTGCTGACCATGGACACCGGTGCCAAACAGGCCGTTGATACACTATTAGATGATTTGGAGGGCAGTGAAATATGAAGAAATTAAGCGCAGTAGCAATCGTAACCACCGCAGAGGGAGAACGCGTAAGCTACACTTACGCGGAACTGGACAGTGCCGGCAACATCACCAACCAGAACAACCGGGGGTCTTTTGTGGCCCTTGATGAGGAAGTTCTGGCCGCAATCAGCACACTGAAAACCGCCGTGAACGCGCGCCTGTAAAGGAGGATGCCCCATGACTGACAACAAACGCATTAAAGAATGCAAACGCAAAGTTATTGTCGCAATTAACGAAGCAAAGCTGCCGTTTGCCGTGACGGAGCTAATTTTGGAGAACGTGCTTGCCGCCGTGCGCGAGAACATGGCAGCGGAAGAAGCAGCGGCGGCAAACATCGAAACTCCGAAAACAGAGGAAGAAAAAATGCCGAATTAAGGCGCTGAGGAGAAAAACGAATGAAACAGGGAACGCAATTTGCGCTGCCGGTTGAAATCGGCATGAGCCTGGACGAGGTAAGCCGGATCGAATTTGTGTTCAAACAGAAGAGCTGCAAAGGCTTCCCGGCCATTAAAACCAACGTCTGGCCCGACGACTGCACCCGGCAGGAAGGACAGAACATCATCCTTATCCCCTGGACGCGGGCGGAGACATACAAATTCATGGGCGGCGAGACGCTGTACATGGACACCCGCATCACATTGCGGGACAGCACTGATCAGCCGCAGACGGAGATCCTGGCTCTCAAAATGGGCCCGACCTTATTTCAGGAGGCTGACACATGATCCAGGTGCGAGTGGCTCAACAGAGCGCCGTATCGGTGCGCATTGCCGGAGCGGCACCCGTGCGGGTGGACGTGACCGGCACCGCAGTGGTTAGTGCGCCGGAGTATGCAGGACCATATGACATCACGCCGTTGTTCTCGGTGCAGACCCTGCCCACCGCAAAGCGGCTGATGCAACAGGACGTAACAATCCGCAAGATACCGCAGTATGAGGTAGCCAACGATTCCAGTGGCTACACACTGATTATAGGAGAGGAGTACTACAATGCCCAATAAATACGTAAACAAGGTGGTTATCGGCAAGGAAACGAAGCTTGACCTTACCGCAGATACCGTAACTCCGGACAAGCTGGCCAAAGGTATCACGGCGCACGACAAGTCCGGCGCCCCTATTACCGGTACCAGCACGAAAGACGCGGATACCAGCGATGCCACCGCAGCTGTGGCGGAGGTTTTGAACGGTAAAACATTCTACGCGCGTGGCGCCAAAATGACTGGCACGATGCCCAACAACGGCGAAGTCAACGGTGAAATCAGCACCGTTTCTGGTAAATACACCATCCCCATGGGCTTTCACGATGGCGCAGGCGGGGTGACCATCGCAGCGACCGAACAGGCCAAGCTGGTGCCCACAAATATCCGCGAGGGTGTTACGGTCCTGGGCGTGAAAGGCTCTATGAGCGGCAGCGAAGGTATGAAGCCGCAGGCCAAGAGCGTTACGCCGACCTTTGAGCAGCAGGTTGTGCTGCCCGACAAAGCGTATAACTGCCTGTCTCAAGTTACTGTGCAGGCGATCCCGGCCACATACGTTGATAATGCGGCTGGCGGCCAGACGTTGACGATCGGAGGCTGAGCATGGCCGTAAACAAGGTTGTTATCAATGATGAAGTTGTCCTCGACCTGACCGGCGATACGGTGCGGGCTGCCGACCTGCCGAAAGGGGTAATTGCCCACAGTGCCACAGGGGCCAAAGTCACCGGAACCACAAACTATGCCGGTTCCAGCAACGCGGGCGGCTCCGCAACGAGCGCCGAAAAACTAAATAACAGCCTGACCATCAAACTGAACGGAACCAGTCAGGGCGCATGGGACGGCAGCAGCGCAAAAACCATTGACATAACGGCAGCCAGCGTTGGCGCGACAAGCGTTACGCTCAGAAGGTGGTGACAGCTGCATGGGTGTGTATTTAGGCAGCAATGCCGTTGATATGCAGGGCGGCTTTGTGACGGGTGGTGCAAGTGGGGCGAGTTTGCAGAGCAAGACCGTAAGCCCCAGTGAGAGCGCACAGACGGTTAAGGCCGACAATGGCTATGATGGTTTGAGCCAGGTTACAGTGAATGCAGTATCAAAAACTTATGTGGGAAGCGGCGTGACGAAAAAAAGTGCTGCGACTTATACGCCGGGAACGAGTGACCAGAACATTGCATCCGGCCAGTATTTGAATGGAATCCAGACGATTAAGGGTGACAGCAATTTGACTGCGGCCAATATTAAGAGCGGCGTAAAGATTTTTAATGTGACAGGCAGTTATGCCGGGAGCAGCAGTGGCGGAAACACGCCAAGCTTGCAGACCAAAACGGTCAGTCCCAGTGAAAGCACCCAGACGGTAAGCCCGGACAGCGGATATGACGGACTGAGCAAAGTGACCGTGAATGCGATATCGAGCACTTATATTGGCAGTGGTGTGACCAAGAAAGCTGCGGCAACTTATACCCCGAAGACCAGCGACCAAAGTATTGCATCTGGGCAATACCTGAGCGGGACACAAACAATCAAGGGCGATGCAAACCTGGTGGCCGGGAACATTAAGAGCGGTGTGAGCATTTTTGGTGTGACAGGAACTTATACCGGCGGCGGGAGTTCCGGCGGCAGTGGCAATAACAATGTGGAGGCTTATGCCGTCACGGACACCAACCCTAGCGTTAGTTTTAAGCGCACCGACGGGACAATCAAGCTTTGGGGCTACGGCACCATGACCAGTTACGGCGGCTGGGGCGGGCAGTCTACGAGCCTGATCGCGTTTGAGGGCGACAAGTACCACAAGAGCGCCATGTACGGCAGCCCAAGCAGCACCGATCTGAGCCTAAGCATCAGCAACGGAAAACTGACTGGGCTGCCGAGCGGATTATCCGCGATCAGCGCGATTGTAACGAGAGGTATATGATTATGGCCACTGATACAAAGCTGGACAGCCTGGTGATCAACTACCTGACGCAAGCCCAGTATGATAATGCTAAGAGTGAAGGAACGCTGAACAGCAACCAGATCTATATGACACCGGCCTCCTCCGGTACCCATACGCTGCCTGCCGCTACCAGTTCAACCCTGGGTGGCGTAAAGCTGAGCGATTCGACCAGTTCAACGAGTTCGACCAATGGTGGTGTTGCGGCAACGCCGGCGGCGGTAAAGGCGGCCATCGCGGAAGCAAAACTTGCAGCCTGGCCGATTGGCAGCATTTACATGAGCGTAAACAGTACAAGCCCGGCAAATCTATTTGGTGGCACGTGGGAAAGAATATCTGATACTTTCCTGTTTGCTGCTTCCAGCAGTTATCCCGCAGGTAGCACTGGGGGCGAATTCACCCATAAGCTTACACAAAGCGAGCTACCGAATTATTCGCTGTCTGTGGCCAACGGAAGCAACGTAATACGCTCCAAAACCGGAAGCTCTGCGGATGCGTATGTCCAAACGCAATCAAGTGGCTGGGGTATTCCGAACTGGGAATCCAAAACCGTAACAGTCGCCTCCGGCGGTTCCGGGGCAGCCCACAACAACATGCCGCCTTATTTATCGGTATGGATATGGAAGAGGACAAAATAAGGAGGATAAAGATGCGGCTGAAGAATGGAGAAGTATGTTTTGGGTGGCCATTGGCGCAGCATGTGATTACAGCTGGCTGGCTCTACAATGATGGCAGCCTGCACCGGGCGCTGGATTTCCGCGCGGCAGTAGGCACGCCGGTATACGCCGCAGAGGGTGGCACGGTGGAGACGGCCTACCGCTGGAACGGCAAGCGCACCCAGGGGGACATCAACAGCTATGGCAACATGGTCAAGCTGCGCCATGCGGATTACCGCGGTGGTCGGCTGGAGACGCTGTACGCCCATCTGAGCAAACTCTGCGTGGCCCAGGGGGAGACGGTATACGAGGGCCAGCTGATCGGCTACAGCGGCGATACCGGCAACTGCTATGGAGCACACCCGCATTTTGAAGTGCGCTGGAAAGGCCAGCGCACCAACCCGCTGAACTGGCTGGACAACGATTTTAGCACGGCCAGCAGTGCGGTCAAGCTGGGCAGTTACAGCAGCGTAACGCACGATATGAAGGAAGTGGAATACATGTATTATGCAATCGACGTGTCAAAACACCAGGGCAAATTTGACTGGCAGGCAGCCCATAGCAAGGGCATTCGCCATGCTATGCTGCGCGCCGGGTATGGCCGTTACAGCAGCCAGAAAGACCCCCAGTTTGAGCGCAACGCAGCGGAGTGTGCCCGCCTGGGCATCCAGTACGGCGTGTACTGGTACAGCTATGCCAGCACCCCGGCGGAAGCCCGGCAGGAGGCCCGCTGCTGCCTGGCAGCGATCAAGGGCAAGCACCTGTGCCTGCCGGTGGCGTATGATATCGAGTACGAGCCGTGCATCCTGCGTCTGACCAATGCCCAGCGCACGGCACTTGTACAGGCCTTTTTGTCGGAGATTGAGGCCGCAGGGTATTACGGCGTCCTGTATGCCAGCTGCAATTTTATCCGCAACCGGCTGGACTACGAGGTACTCTCCAAATATGATATCTGGGTTGCCCAGTACGGCAATGCCTGCACCTGCCCCCTGCCGTATGGCATCTGGCAGTATTCCAGCCGCAACGCCCTGGGCATCCCTGGTTACGGCACCAGCCTGGATTGCAACAGGGTATACAAGGACTATGAGCAGCTGATGATCCAGGCAGGCTTGCAGGGCCACACCGCGCCCACCCCGGAGGACACCACCCCCAACAAGCTGGACAAGCAGCGTATTACCATTGGCCGTATCTCCAGCGGCGACCGCAATACCATCCGCGCCCTGTGCGATGGGCTGGGACTGATCGCGGCTGGCCTGTACCGCGAAACCTGTGCAGATGGCAACCAGTGGATGCTGGACGTTGGGCCGGTATCCAGCGGCGACGCCTGGTACATCATGCGAAAGTGTGCAGAGCTGCAGCTGATTGATGCAGGGCTGTACAAGGCCGAATATGTGGGGTGATACGGTGAAAAAACTTTTTATTTCTCAGCCGATGCGCGGCAAGACCGACGAGGAAATCCTCAAAGAGCGCAAGGCGCTGATGGCCGACGTGTATATGAAAACCCATGAGGAAATCGAGGTCATCAAATCCTTTTTCGAGGGCGCCCCGACTGACGCAACGCCGCTGTGGTATTTGGGCGAAAGCCTCAAGCTGCTGGGCACCGCCGATTTTGCAGTGTTCGCCCCTGGCTGGCAGGACTATCGCGGATGCCGCATTGAGCACGATGCCGCCGTAGCCTACGGCATCCCTATCGTGGAGGTATGAGCATGGATGCTATCATCGTTGCCCTGATCACCGGCGGGCTGAGCCTGCTGGGGGTGGTTAT